GTGTTACATTTTCTATTGGCCAACATCAATCTTCGGTTATTATATTTTTTCTTTCCTTCTCGTTTTCCATAACGTTCAACGAACCATTCCAATGTAAATCTGCCTATTGCTTTGTCCTGTTGTTTTTTGATTGTGTCCTCAGTATGTGTCTTTCCATACATTCCATTTTTTTCTCCAAGTGTTATTATTTTCATTTTTTCAATGAATGCATCTCGATTTGGATTATGAGTAATATTATCTCCACCAGAAGCAATCGGGCAAATGTTATACCCAATATTTCTTTCATAAGATTTAAGAGTATCCAAATAATATTGTTCCCGTTCAAACAGTTTTTGTTGGTCCGGCTCTATTTCTTCAAGTATAACGAAAGAAAATTTATCCTCGCCATGCTTATTCCAAGAATGTTGGAGTTTTGGATTGGTATGAGTATTCAATGTCAATTCTCGTTTATGGTCATACCATCGTTTATCAGTGTCCTTGGTGCTTCCAATGTAAAACTTTCCCGTTATGTCATTTGTTATTTTGTATATTCCGCTCTTCATACGCATCAATATACTATAATTTTACGGTCTAGTCAACTTATTATAAAAAAAAGGACTTCCCGAAGGAAGTCCTTGATATTGAGGAACTTTGATTAGATCTGGTTCGTATCACCAACATAGATCAAGCCATAAAATTCTGGCCGGACGATCTTCTTGGCATAACGAGTCATAACGCCCCTGCGAGGTGTGAAATTCACTGGGTCATACACGAGAGGTGTCTGAATCAATGGAATATATGGTGAATAAACTGCTCCGGTTTCGAGGAAGTTATTTCCACGGAAGCCCATGAGAATCAAGTTTTCTTGCATATAAGGATTCTTATACACTTGGAAACGTGATGCGAATGCGCCCACACGGGAGACACCCATTGCGAACTTGGCACTATCACCGTCCGTGTTTACCACGAAGCCGGGGATGGATTCAAGGATGGTTGCCACATCTGGTCCTACGACCAAGAAGTTAGCACCACCACGCAGCGTTAGCTGGTGAATCTTGTTGGATACCTTTTGAATCTTGTTACCAAGGGTTTGGTACCAAGTCGCCTTTGTGTAGTATCCGCCTGCGCCTGCCGTTACTTGGTCAACTATCGAGTAGCTGTTCAAGCCGGTCTTGATGATTTCACGATTGAGACGTGCGCTCCAACGTTCACGGTTAATTGCCGGAGCGTTGTTAATAAGCATGTCGAGGATTTCGAGGTCGATTTCCATTGACACATACTCGGACAACAGTGCAGTCAATTCTGCTTCTGCATCAACGCTATGATAAGCGTTCAAGTCTTGAGCGAGTTCGGGAGTCCAAACTGCTTTCAACTTACGGGTTTTGGCCACGATTGGCTCGGAACGGAGTTCCAAGTTGACTTCGGGGATTCCGATATCACGATTCAATCCAGTCGTAGTTCCGAGTGAGTCCGTGTGGTCCCACTTACCAAGCTTATCTTCGAAGTCACCACGGGAGGTATCTCTTGGCTGCAAGCTATAGTTAATAGATGCAGTATTGTTTCCGCCAGTTGCGGCGATAAAATATGCACCAACTGCCGTTGAAGCACTAATGACGAACGTTGCTTCGGGTCCATTAAACTTCGAGAATCCTGGGAACCACGTTACCCATGTAACACTAGTACCAGCATTGACGGGCATGAAGGAACGAACTGCGTTAAGGTCGGGATATGAACCACCCAATGAGGCAGTGGCCGTCAAACCCTTCGTGGTCATCACAAACAAGTTGTTTGTTGAGAGCGAAGTCGACAAGCTTTGAGCAACGGGGTCGTTGCTATTGCCAGTGTCGAAATTGATGTCACCAATTGAGGCAGACGCCAACGTGAAATTAACAATACTTGAGGTATCATTAATTGTATAAGCATAACGGCCCACACCATAGAGACCACCAACTGGGGCATTAGTCGAGCCAAGCTTCCACGAGTTGTTAAGGTCATCAGAGCCAGAGATTCCACCGAAGAGCGAGTCCATGGCGGAAGGTTGTGCAGTGAATACACCACTATTGGAGCCGTATTTGAAGTCCAGATAGAATACCAATCCCGAAGGAAGGTTCATTGGCTGGACGGATACGAATTCCTTGGCGGCGATTTCGGCGAACACACGGCGAACCAATGGAAGTGCCACACCAGCCCATTGCTCAGAATTGCTCTGAGTTCCGGTTACGGACGACTCTTCAATCAATTGCTTTGCTTGGTTTTCAAGCAATACCGACATGTTTGATTTTTCAATGTCATTGCGGAGTCCTTCAAGCAACCCAGTCTTTTCCCACTTGGAGACAAGCCCACGGGTTTCCGCCATAAGGCGTGCCTGTGGATTCAATGCATTGGTCAACAGTTCTTTTACATTTTCCATATTATTTTATTTTTTTGTTTTTCTCGCTGAATTATTTTTTTGATTCGGTACGAATGCCTGCGAGTTGTTTCATTCGGAGTGCGAACTTGCCTTCGGTTATAATGGCCTTAGGCTTGGTTGATGCGATTGCGCCAGATGCGAGACCTTCAGTAATTGCTTGGACAGAAGAAGCGGTATGAACCTTTCTCTTCACGTCTTTGCCACTGAAATTCAATGACTCTGTGATGTTGGCGTAAGTCAGTTTGACTTCACGAATTGTTTTTGCGAGGTCGAATAATTCAACAATACGCATTTTCTGCTCATTGTTCATGCTAAACTCCTTAAACAGCTTATTCGTGTAAAGCAGTTTACCGTTCAACAGGTTAACCTCATTAAGTTGTCCTTTGACGTAGCGGATAACTTCTTCCGCTTCGTTGAGTTGCTTCTTGAGAAAATTATTCTCTTGGAGCATTCCACCCGGTGTGGAAAGGTTCGTGGCCGTGGCGTTCTTGGCTTGGTTTGGACGAGATGCTCCCGTCGCTTCCTTTGCCGTTATCTTGGCTTGGTCTGTCTTTGGGTATCCAATCTCAGTCTGTCCATCTCCACCACCGCCATTTCCCGTTCCCATTGCTGGGGTCGAGAGATTGTCCTTGGTAGCATGTGTCGCCTTATTTGGGCGATTTGCCGAAGTTGATTCTTTGGCAACTACCTTTGCTTGATCAGTATCGGGAAAACCTTCGTCATCATTCGCTGCTGATTCAAGTTTGGAAGTAGAACTTGCGGCAGCGGATGGCTTCTTGTTTGGGGAACCACCTGCTTTACCACCACTGATTCCAGATGAAGTAAGCTTCGTCTGTTCATCAAGGTTCTTATCTTCCTCTTCTTCTTCATCCTCTTCACCGATTTCGGCTTTGAGGGATTCCAAAAGTTCATTAAGGTCGAATTCTTCGTCCTCTTCTTGTGCTCCCGGTGCGGGCACGTCAGATGGAGGCGGCGTTACTTCGTCATCTTCTGGTCCACCCATTGGTGGTGCTCCTGCGCCTGCTCCCATTGGTGGCGCTCCTACTGGCGGCATACCTTCTGGTCCACCCATTGGTGGTGCTCCTGGTGCTCCCATTGGTGCTGCTCCCGCTGGTGGGATTGGCTGTCCACCCGGTGCGCCGGGACAAGGAATTGTGCCGGGAGGGCAAACCGTTGGTGCTCCACCGATTGGTGGTGCTCCTACTGGAGGCATACCTTCTGGTGCTCCTACTGGGGGCATACCTTCGGGTGGTGTGGCAGTGCCGGGTTCGGCTGCTGGCTCTTCACCGACTTCATTTTCAAGTTCTTTTATCAATTCATCAATTTCTTGTTCAGAAACTGGTTCTTCGCCCATTCCCTTGCCTTCTTCTTCTGCGGCAGCGGGCATGGACGGTTGTTGTTCGGCTTCTTCCTTGAGCTTCTCGGCAAACATTGCCTTATATCTCTCGGTAAAAGCCTCTTCGAGTGCTACCTTGGCATTGGCAAGTGCGGTTTGACGAACTGCTTTTGCGTCTGCGATAGCTTCTTTAAAAAGATTACTGTCTATCATATTGATTTTTCCTTATTAGGATTCTGAACTTAATAGAAGTTCAATGAAGGTTATTAAAACACAGACCCTTATCGGGTCAATTGGCGGCATAAGAAGATGCTGCATTTCTGAATTATAAATATAATCATTTTAACTAAAACATAAAAAAAATGAAAGATATTTATAAATGGGAAAATTGATGACCATTCATGCTTGGGTAAACTCTCATTACATTTCACTATTTGGCCATCATACTTATAGAGTATATGTC